ATTGCAACCAATCCGTCACAAGACACCTCCCAATCCTTATAACCGGATGTTTTGGTGTTCCAAATACCTGTTGCCGCAGTGGTAGTTGGTCGTGATTCTTGTGATATACTGATTGAACAAGACGTTGAAAACCCTATCATCTTGTATGATGACGATTTCAGATTAACACTAAATGCTGTTCCATTGACTATTCCTGATGTCATATTACGATGATGCCATTGTTAATGCTCCAGTTCCTGCAAATGAACAACTATAAGTTGTTGATTCTTCATTTGGAGCATCTAGTGAGATACTTGTTAAAAAAGCAGTCCCAGACCATTTCTTGTCTCCTGATTCAGAAGATTCAAAAGACACTGTTAAACTTGCTCTAGTTGCGATATACGATGTGAATAGTTCATCGATACTTTTAGTTGCACCACCATCAAATGCTACCATACCTTCACAAGAAATTTCCCAATCTCTTTGTCCTTCAAGTATTTCTTTGTATCCACCTGATTCTTTGTTTGATGTTTCTCTTGCATTGTGATTAATAGATAAACTACCTGAAGTTGCATAAGCAACCAAAGTTCCTCCATCATACACACCGAATTTTGTTCCATTTATAATTCCTACTGTTGCCATGAT